AATTGCAACCACCGTTACTTTTGACGGGGTACAGTATGAAAACATTTATGCAACAACAAACTCTATAATTACATTTGGACAACCAGATAATACATACTGGGCTTATCCAAATACACCATCTATCTCTTTATATTCAATGGACTGGTTTCCAGGAGTAAGCAATACAACTGGTTTAGATATATATTATTCAGAGGGCGGATTTCAATTAAATCTTAACATGGTTCCATACGGTAACTATGGGGCACAACCAAGCACAGTAAATATATTAGTGGCTATTACTAATACTGGTGGCTTGGCAGTTTCGTATAGTTATCAAGGACCTGAGTATCAAAATCTTAGAACTGGAGTTCGTCTGCATGATGGCTCAATAGTTTCTCTTGAAGCATGGGGTGCTACGCAAATACAGGCTGGAGATCCAACTCCAACCTTAGCACCAGAACCAATTCCAGAGCCTACGCCAACACCCACAGAAGAGCCATTGACTCCAGAAGAAGTACAAGCAGAAATTGTTGAAGCAGTTACCCTAGCAAATGACATTGCCAATCTTAATAATCTTATTGCAGCAATAAATGGCGAAGAAGTTAATGAGCCAGAACCAGAACCAACTACTGAGCCGACAGAAGAACATGAACCTGAACCAACAGAAGAACCAGATTTTCCAGATCCAGATGTTGAAGTAGAACCAGAAGTAATTACTCCAGAGGATCCAAGATTTCCTGATGATCCTGAGCAAACTGAACCAGATGAGTCCACTCCTTCTCCAAGCCCTGATACCACAGATGGGGAGAGCGAAGAGACTGATCCAACTCCAGAGCCCTCAGAAGAGCCTTCATCTCAGCCAGAGGAAACAAATCCAGATCAAGAATCTGAACCTGAGCAACCTGTTGACGAAGAAGTTGTAGGTCCACCATCTGATAATGATAACATGGATGATATAAATCAAAACGGTATATCAGAAGAAGAACTCAATAAATTAAATAAACTAATTAGTGTAAATGATTCTAGATTAATGGCTGCTGTATCCAATCTTTTAATTGAATTATCTCCAGAAAATAAAAAATCTTTTGCTTCAGATCTTGGAGTTAAAACAGAAGAAATTGCATTAATTGCTGAAATGGCAAAAGACAATCCTTCAGTTGCTGCAGCAGTGGTTCAATTTGCAGAAATGTCATCAGACAATGAAAACGCTAATATGCCATACACGCTGGCAGATGCTATTACTGAACTTCAAACAGAAGCATTTTTGTCAGATCCATTAGGGTTTTTGACAGAAATAAATTTTGATCAAGTATTTAGCCCATCAGAATGGGGTAAAGATATGACGGATGATCAGAGGGAAAAGGCTCAAGAAGTCATTATCCCAGTAATCCTGGTTTCCAACATAGTTAGTTCTGTTATGTCATTAAGGAGGTTATAATATGATAATGATAGATAAGTTAATCAATCAGGCAAAAGCCATTATTGGCAAAATAAAGGTTCCACAGGTAAAAATACCAAACCTTAAACCTTTACTTGAGAAGGCTAAGCCTTTACTTAATAAGGCAAAACCAGCCTTAACAAAGGCTATAAGCCTACTTAAAAAGGCTCCAGGACTGTCCTACAGGCTCGTTAAGGGCTTTGTTGTATGGTTTGGTAAGGCTGTAAAAGAAAGCATTGCCCAGGTATGGACATTGCTAGGCTTTTTTATTGCATGGCTTACCCTTACTGGTACCGCCCAGCAAATAGTAGGAATCGCCACAATAGCCGCTACTATTTTATGGCTTGTGACTATTCCATTAAGAGAAGAAAAAGAAGAATAAACTTGGTATAATGGTGGGTATGCTAAGGATAATTGGTCTTCTTTTATTTTCCGTCCTTTTAACAGGATGTGGCTATGATGGTCATTATCGTTATCCTTGTCAAGATCCAGCAAATTGGGAAAAGGCAGAATGCAAGCCACCAATTTGCACAACAAATGGGGCATGTCCAGAAGATCTAGTAGGTACAGATGTTGTTAATGGAACATCTGAAGAGAGCGTAATAGAGGAAGAGTCAAATGAGTAAAACAAGATATACATCAGCAGAACTAGATGCAAGATTAAAATTTGCATTAGGAATAATGCTAGGAACAATTTTATTAGCAACAACATTGGGCATCCTGTATGCTCTTATATTTGTAACACAGCCAGTAAATGCACAGTCTGAAAATGACAAAATGTTTTTTAATGTTCTTGGTAGTGTTGCAACATTTATTACTGGCACCCTCGCAGGTTTGTTAATTGGTAAAAGTGGTGCACAAGAAATGAAAGATGCACTAGCAGATAACGGAAATACTGTCGCTCCAATTGAAGAAGAAACATCAGCAACTGAGGCGGTAGCAGAAGAAGTACCTGCTGGTAAAGATAATTCACAAATGCCAGAAGAACAAGATATTGATGAAGATTGGGATAAAGACTAATGGCAGAAATGGGAACAGCAGCAAAATTAATTGAAATAGCCAAAGAAGAAATTGGTTATATAGAAGGACCAAAAGACAATGAAACAAAGTATGGTGCTTTTACCAAAGCAAACTTTCAGCCATGGTGTGGAAGTTTTGTTATGTGGTGTGCGGACAAGGCTGGTGTAAAAGTTCCTAACACTGTTTATACTCCTTCAGGTGCAGCAGCATTTAAGAAGTCTGGCAAATGGCTAGATGCACAAATTGCTGATCCAGATCCAGGCGACATTGCGTATTTTGATTTTCCAGGAGATGGCGTAGATCGTATTTCACATGTTGGTATTGTTATTAAAGATAATGGAGATGGAACTGTATGGTGTATTGAAGGAAATACATCAGGAGACCCAAAAAAATCTCAGCGCAATGGTGGGGAAGTTGTAAAGAAACTTCGTGCATATAAAAAGAATAAACAAAATGTACAGGTTTCCATAGTAGGTTTTGGTCGTCCTAAGTTTAAAGGGGCTCCTAAAGCCGAATCTGCCCCATCTGAGGCGGTATCTGAAGCAAAAACCTGCCCAACCTGCGGTCAAAATATTAAATAGAACCTGTTTGACGTATTAAAATCTTTTTGGTATACTATATATACGAGAAAATCTAGGGGTAGGCATGATGATAGTTCCAGATAAAACAATAGCATTTATAGATACGTCAGAATTTAAAAATATAAATATTGAAAGTTTTTTAAAGCCATTAAGTAAAACCCATAAAAGAGATTGGTTTAGTCCACATTTTTACCGCTGTCTACCATTATCAATTGGTAACATGCAAGGATTTTCATTTAGTATGCCGTATAATGTAAATTTATTTTGGAATGGCGGATCAGAAAAAAAAGATCTTGCTATTAGTCCGTATGGCGAAAATATTACTGATATTATAAAAAACACTGGCATTTCTATTGACTCATACTTTGGGCATGGAATTTTTACAGTACATTTTCCTTTTATACTAAAAACACCACCAGGAGTAAATTTAATGACAATATCGCCACCCAATTTTCCAGTTTCTGGTTTTAGTCCAATGACTGGAGTTGTAGAAACTGACAATTTAAAATTTACTTTTACCTTAAATTTTAAAATAAATCATCCTAATACTTTAATAAAAATTTTAAAAGATGAACCAATTATGGGAATACTTCCAATTCCTAGATATTTTTGTGATTCATTTAATTTAGTCAATGCTTATGATATTATTGATCATAAACTAATAGAAGAAGAATTAGAAATTGCAATAGAGCAATCAATAAGAAGAGAAGAGCAAAACAGTCAAATGCCACCTAAAGTAGAACTGCTTTATTTTAAAGGGATGGATATAAGAAAAAATAAATTTAAAGATCATCAAGTTCCAGGAAAAGAAAAATGACTTGCATAGTTGCTGTTAGGGATACAGCAGACAATAAAATTTGGATGGCTGGGGATCGTGGTATTTCAGATGATAATTCTATTGCTGTTGGATCAAGTCCAAAGATTTGGAAAAAAGAAGGATATTTATTTGGATATGCTGGATCTATGGATGGAGATAGAATAAGACATTTATTTGTACCGCCACAATTTGAAGGTCGTGGAAGCGTTGATAAATTTATGTATAGCAGATTTCTTAAATCTCTTAGAAAATTTTATGAAGAGTGGTGGGTAGATACAACATCAACTGCTGATTTTGGTATGATAATTTGTGTTCGTGGAAAAATATATGAACACAGTTCTGGGGATATGTCTTTAACGCAATACGAACAAGACTATGTAACAATGGGATCTGGTGGAGATATTGCATTAGGATCACTCTATGCTACACAAAAAACAAAAGATACACGAAAAAGAGCAGCAGCAGCAGTCCAGGCTGCCATTAATCACTCACCATCTTGCAAAGGTCCTATTGACATTCTAAGCATTTAGGTATATACTAAATATATGAATCATACTCATGAAGAAGATTTAACTCCAGAAGATCAGGAGTTTGGCATCTGGCTACAAAACGGCATTGAAAGAGGCTGGGTAACAGAACCTTTTTGCAATACCCATGATGGTGGCTATCAATACATGAGTGAAGAAGAGTTAGAAGAATGGGAAGCAGGAGGCGACCCATGTCAACACGTAATCAGAATAATGATATAAGGAGAACAATGAAAAAAATCGCAGTGGGGATTGCAATAGTTATTGGTTTTACATTATTGCAACCAGTTCAAGCACAAGCAAACACACAGTCTATTGTAATTATTGATAATGCAATTGATTCTACACTCCCAGAGTTTTCTGGCAAGTTAATTCATGAAGTATGTACTCCAGTAAGCGGTACATGTCCAAATGGCAAAAGCGTACAGGAGGGTGCTGGCGCTGCAACACTTCCAAAGTCTATGATTTATGCTGGAAATACTTGGTCTAATCATGGAACAGCCATGGCATTAATTGCTCTTAATACTAATCCAAATGCAAAAATTGTTTTTATTAGAATTGGAACAGTTAGCAAAAATGCTATTAATAGAACAATGTCAGAGGTCGCTTTGGCATCTGCTCTAAACTGGGTAGCCAACAATAAAGATCGTTTTAACATTGTGGCTGTATCTTCATCAGTATCTTCTGATGTAAAGGGTGCTTGTCCAGTTACAAAAGCAAGTAATCGTGCTGTTGTTTCTAATACAGATGCACTTGTTAGCGCTGGGGTTGCAGTATTTTATCCAGCAGGAAATAACGCTAGAGCAAAAAATGTTGGTTTTCCAGCATGCGTTTCATCATCATTTGCCGTAAGCGGAACTAACGCCTTTAGTACTGACGATGGATATGTTGTATCTCCATTGGTTACTAGAAGCAACGATGTTGAATTTTATGCAATAGGTGCGTTTCAAACTTCTGTAAGAAGTGCAAGGTTTGGAGATTCTTCTTCAGCAACTGCATCTTTGGCTGCGTTTTGGCAAAAGAATTATAAGGGATCATATGCTGCAACAAATGATTATCTTAAAACTATTCTAAAGCCAATTAATAAGGGCTTGGTTTCTACAAATTTATTTGTTGATACATTAGGCTAATAGGATTTGGTCTGTAGTTCAGTTGGCAGAACAAGGCACTGTTAATGCCTGGGTCGTAGGTTCGAGTCCTACCAGACCAGCCAAGGTCCGTTAGTTCAGTTGGTTAGAACGCTACCCTGTCACGGTAGAGGTCGTCGGTTCAAGTCCGATACGGATCGCTCTGTCTCCATCGTCTAGCGGTTAGGACAATGCCCTTTCACGGCGTAAACACGGGTTCGATTCCCGTTGGAGATACTTAGCGGATATTGCATAGTGGTAGTGCGTAACCTTGCCAAGGTTAATGTGCGAGTTCGATTCTCGCTATCCGCTCTCAGCCTCCTTAACTCAGGGGTAGAGTACCCGCCTTGTAAGCGGGTTGTCGTAGGTTCAAATCCTACAGGAGGCTCTGGTATAATAGTATTGTTCCTGCCAATTGGGGGAACATAAAATGAAACTCGCTGAAAAGGAGAATAAATTATGGTAAGTTCATTTGCATGGGATCTATTTAAAGATCCTTTTTTTATTGGCTTCAATCGTGAGATGGAGCGTTTAAGTAATGTACAGTTGGCATCTCGCCAAGTTTCATATCCACCTTATGATCTTGTAAAACTAGATGATGACACATATAAGTTGTCTCTAGCAGTTGCAGGATTTTCTAAAGAAGATATTCAGATATCTGTAGATAATTCTACTCTTATTATAAAGGGTGACAATTCTACTGAAGATGAAGATAAAACTGAAATTCTTCATAAGGGTATTGCTACTCGCAAATTCACAAGAACATTTGCTCTTGGTGAATATATGGAAATACTTGGTGCCAAAATGGAAGATGGTATGCTTATAATTGATATTGAGCGTATTGTTCCAGAAGAGAAGAAACCTAAGTCAATCAAGATAAAGTAAGGAGTTTACCCTATGCTGCTTTGACAATAATAGTAGCATAGGGTATACTTTATATATGCCAAAATATGACTATAAATGCAACACATGTTATTCTCAAATAGAATTTGAGCGTGGGTTTGGTGAAGATCGTGAACCTGTTTGTTGTTCAAAATCTATGGAGAGAGTTTGGAATTCATTCAGCATTCACTTCAAAGGTTCTGGTTTTTATTCAACCGACAAGTAGAAAGTAGATGTATAATACTATTATGGCACGTCCAATAATTAAAGAAGAACCAAACATACAAAATTCAATAAAAAGCGATTGGGTTTTAAATGCCAATGATCGATGCGATAGATGTAGCGCACAAGCATATGTAAAAGTAAAGGGATCAACTGGGGATCTAATGTTTTGCGGTCATCATTATGACAAAATTATGAATGATCCAGATGCCTATATTAAAATGATGGCTTTTATGTTAGAAGTTGTTGATGAGCGTGAACGGTTGATAGAAAATAAATTAGTGGGGAGTCCTAATTAATGTATCAGTATTATGTGAGAGATGTTAAAAATGTTGTTGATGGAGATACCATTGATGTAGTAATTGATCTTGGTTTTAATATTCTTTTTGAACAACGTGTTCGTATGGCTGGAATAGATACTCCAGAATCCCGCACCAAAGACAAGTTTGAAAAAAGTTTGGGTATTGAATCAAAAGAATATTTAAAAAAACATCTTAAAGATGCTAAATCTGTTGTAATTAAAACTGAAAAAATGGATTCATCTGAAAAGTATGGTCGAATTCTAGGCTGGGTATATATTAATGGAGATACAGAATCTCTTAATGATAAGATGATTAATGATGGATATGCTTGGGGATATATGGGAGAAACCAAGATTAAAGATTTTTCAGCATTAGCAGCACAAAGAAACAAGTCTGGTAAATGAAAACTGTATATTATTTTACTGCAGACTGGTGTCCTCCATGCAAGCGAACACGACCAATAGTGGAGGAACTTAGCCGTGAGCAAACAACTGCCATGTTTCAGATAATAGACGTTGATGATAATTCTAGTTTAGCAAACACATTTATGGTTCAATCTATTCCAACATTTATTTTATTTGAAAACGGTATAGAAAAAAATAGAATTATAGGTGGACAAACAAGAGAAAGTTTGATAGACTTTATAAATGGATAACGAAGAGCAAAAAATAATGGAGATGCTTGTGCTTTCTGGAGCATTGGAGGCTGCAGGGGTGTCAGAATCTGGGGAAATGTTATATAATTTTACATCTAAATTAAAAGAGGTTATGCCAGAACTATACTCTGAACATATGAGTTTTGTAAATGCAGAAATGATGGCTCTTTGGGAAAAAGGTTTTATTAACATAGATTTTCTTAGTGATGATCCAAAGGTAAAATTAACAGAACTTGCGTTTGATGATAAAGAAATGACAAGACTTACAGATAGCCAGAGATGGTCTTTACAGGAAATCAAACGACTATATAGTCAACAATTCTGATATAATGGCTATATGCCATATCGTGTAGGTGCTAAAGGTTCATACGGTTGTTCTGGATACCCTGCTTTAAAAGAGGGTACAAATGAAGTAATGGGCTGTCATGATACTCGTACACAGGCAGCAGCACAGATCTACGCTATAAACCAATCTGAGGGCAATATAGGTAAGAACATGCACACTCTTAAAGAGGGCGATTTTGTTATGGGAGCAACGACAGAAGGTCTTGTTCACGGAATGATTGAGCACATTATGACTGAGGGTGGAACTCTTGGAACTCCTGGAACTAGGTATGCCCTTGAATCAATGCCTCCAGAAAATCCTGCAATGTCTGTTAGAGTTTATAAAGAAGAAGATGGCGGATGGGAACCAACTGCGTACAGTATTGGCATGATGTATGCAGATGCACAAAAAATAAATATTAAGGATCACAACATGGACGCAGAAGAAACAATGAAATCTTATCATTCAGACAATGAAGATGAAGATAAATGGGACAACATGACTAAAGCGTGTTGGGTTGGCTATGAACAAAGGGGCATGAAAGAAAAAGGTGGGCGCATGGTTCCAAATTGTGTTCCAGTATCAAAGTCCGACAATATTGATAAAGCAAAGAAACCAAACTATGATGAATTTATACAACCACGTCGTGGCGGTAGTGAACCATCAAATGCTCGCCTGTATGCACAAATTATTCGTGAAGCAAAAGATAAGTTTGATGTATATCCATCTGCAGTCGCAAATTCTTGGGTAGTGCAAGAATACAAGCGTCGTGGTGGAACATATAAATCAGAAAAAGATGTTACAAAAAGTATTTGGAGTGGCGGACTGCTAGATTTTAAAGGATTTAAAAAATAATGTCATCTGGAAAATTTAAAACTAAACATCCTTTTAATCCAGTTCAAATTAAAGATGGCATGATTGTTCGTCTTCGTAAAGATGGAACAATAAAAGCAGTACTTGGAAAATACGGGGAGTATAAAAAAAATGGAAAGTAGAACAAAGGTAGTTCAACCTTCTGACATATACAAGGAAGAAACCTATGCACCAACTTCTGGAATGAAGTCAGCAGCAAGACGTGCATTGCGCTGGAAGGAAGAGGGCAAGGCAAGGGGTGCAGGGACTCCAGTAGGCTGGGGTCGTGCTACAGACATTGTGGCTGGTAGATCTATGTCTCTTTCTACTGTAAAAAGAATGTTTTCTTTTTTTTCACGTCATGAAGTTGACAAAAAAGGTAAAGATTTTTACAATACATCCAATCCATCAAATGGAAGAATCATGTGGGACGCTTGGGGTGGAGATGCAGGATTTTCTTGGTCAAGAAAAATTGTTGAACGTGAAAAGAATAGAGCAAAAAAGGTATGGGAAAGCAGCCCTTTTAGCCCTAAGTAACAAATAGAAATATAGGAAAATGGACATACTTCTAGTTTGTTTGTTGACAATGGTGGGGATAACTGGTATACTCTTTATTATGAAAATTAAAAAGCCTAAAATGAATTACAAAGTAACTAAACAAAGTGAAATGCATAACATTTTAAAGACTTTTTTTTCTAGAGACATACAACAGAATAAAACATTTTCTCAATTGGCAAAAAGATCAGAAGATGGAAATACCAAAGTGGTAATCATAGATAATAGCGCATATTGGGTAAAAAATAATATTTTCTATGTTTCATCATTGATCAATGGTAGACCAAATCCAAATGAAGCAGTTCCTGTTGACATATATAATATGCCCAAGAATGAACTTGACAAAATGCTTTTTATATTGGATAATTTAGGTGGGGGTAAAAATGAACGTGGTAATTCAAGGAACGAATGAATTTAATGACTACAACGTATTTCTCCGTGCCATGGGTGTTGCTATGTCTGGTATGCAAGAAAACGATGTAGAGTTAAATATTTATTCCGCTGGTCCAGCAAAAATAAATTCTATGGCAATGGAGTTTGTAAATTTGTCTGAGCGTGGCATGAAAGCCAGAGGAAGAAAGATTAAACTTCATAAGGTTCCAATGTACTGGGTAGAAGAAAATATGAAATATATAAATTACTTTGCATTTTTAAGTAAACCAAAACAAACAGTATCAAAGTTAGTTGCAAAAGCCGAACTTCAAAATGTTGAAGTCGGAATTTTTAGATATTAGGAGAAACAGTGATAGTAAAAGATTTAGGAAAAATGGAAAAGATTGTTGCTCGCAATAATAACCTTTCTTGGATTGGTTGGGATGTAGCAGAGCGAAAACGTTCTGAAGCAGGTCGCACTGCCGTCAATGGAGTCAGAGTAGATGGAGCCTGGTATATTCAGCGCATTTACACAGTTACTCGCAATGGATGGGATATTCCGAATAAGTATAAGGGATAGCCGTGCAACAGCATTTGTGGAAAGACAATGCCCTATGTTTGGGATCTGAAACCAATCTATTTTTTGATACTTACGAAGAACAAGAAGAAAGCAGACAGTTTGTAGACTCTTTATGTAGAACTTGTCCAGTTGCAAAAACTTGTTTTGCAGTAGGCATATCTGGAAAAGAGTGGGGTGTCTGGGGCGGTATCTACCTAGAAGGTGGGGAAGTATCAAAAGAGTTTAATAATCATAAAACCAAAAAAGATTGGTCCTACACCTGGCAAGCACTAACTATGGAAAAATAATGTATACAGATAACATGCGTAAGGCTTTTCATTCTATATCTGCTCCTAAAAATTTTACTATTTCTCTTATTGACAACGAACACTTTCTTACGATAAAATTAGATGAAAGATCTTTCTTGACATTAACGCATGACGAGAAAATGGAAGCGGTCAAATACGTTACTCTTGTAAAAAAGGCGTTAGAAATGGAGGGTGCTATCGTGCTAGTAACACGAAAGCCATTAAAATAATGCAAACATTTTTACCACATTCTACATATGCAAAGTGTGCACAAGCATTAGACAATAAAAGATTAAATAAACAAATACTTGAGGGATATCAAATATTAAATGTTAATTCTGGTATGTCTAAAACTGGTGGCTGGCGCAATCATCCAGCAGTTCTTATGTGGAAAGGTCACGAAGGTAGTCTTCTTAATTATATTCAAAATATGATTACAGAAGCAAAATTTCGGGGTATAAATACCGAAGGCAACCAAAATAATATTAATGCTCTAGTAGCCAAAGTTGGATCTAAATGGAATTATGATCCACCATCATGGATGCTTGATAATATAAAGTTAATGCGTGTTATTACTACGCATAGATTTAACTTGTTCAAAAAAGATCCATTGTACTATGCTAGATATCAAGACTCAATGTATAGTCCTCATAACATACCCTGCTGCCCTGAGCGTAAAACGCCTTGCCAATACTACTGGGTAACTCACGAAAGTAGAGTACAATAGAGATATGGAAATTGCTCTATCTGTCCTATCCATATTAACTCTTTCATTTTGTTTAGCATACTATAATTCTCAAAAACAATTGTCAGTAGTAAAACAGGCTTTAATGAAAGTGGTTCTGGAGTCTCCGCAAAATAATAGCGAAGATATTGATGTTCATAAAGAAAACTTTATTAAGTTCTTATCAGATTCTCGTGAATGGGCATATGAGTATATTGAAAATGTTCAGGGTGGTTTAAAAAAATTTATACAAGAGGTGGAACCACAACTGCAGCATTATAATAAATATGGTGCAGCAGTTGAAGGAATGATGCCTCCACACGATTTTGCATTAAAAAAAATAACTAAAGAATTTGAAGAACTAAAAAAGTTGTTACCAGAAGAGGAAAACAGTGGACGCTAGAGGAATACCAACGTGCGTTTGCCCTGAGTGTGGCGGTACTTTATTTAGAGCATTAATTTCCTTTGATCCAGAAACCTATACTATAGGGATGTATCACTTAGATATACAATGTCACGAATGTGGTGCTCTGGCTACTGCACCAACGCCTTTAGACAATCCTGAAACAGATCCAGATGCTAGAAACAAAGGAGAAAATTTTTGAAAGAAATATTTTTATCAACATTAACAGGTTTTGGATGTGGTGTAGTATTTGCTGCATTCAAATTACCAGTACCAGCACCACCAGTTTTTGCGGGAGTCGCAGGAATTGTTGGTCTTTGGGCTGGTTATGCTATACTAATTAAAGTTCTATCCTAGGAGGAAAAAATGGAACTCAAAAAAGAACACAAGGCAATGCTTGCATCATATGGTCGTTCAGTTGTAGGTGCAGCATCAGCATTATACGTTGCAGGAGTAACAGATCCAAAGGATCTATGGGCAGCACTCGTAGGAGCGCTTATCCCAGTACTAGCACGTGCAGTTAATCCAAACGATCCAGCATTTGGTCGTATGCCAGCAGCAGCAGCCGTTGATAAGGCTCTAAAGTCTGCAAAGGCAAAGAATAAGGCTGACTAGTAATTTAAGGTTGGTATAGATAAAGCGGATCTAGAAATAGGTCCGCTTTATTTATGGAAAGAGTCATATGGCAGATTTTGGATCACTATGGATAGGAAATCCTTTAAGCAAAGTTGAGCAAACTGCTCTTGCTTCTTTTATATATCACGGGCATAATTTTACATTATTTGTATATGACATGAACCTACAGGTTCCGCAAGGTATTAAAAAACAGAATGCAAATAAAATAATTCCAGAGTCTCAACTATTTAAAATACAAAACTCCTATGGTCCATTTGCAGATATGTTTAGATATAAAATGATAAAAGAAACTGGACTTACTTGGACTGACACTGACTCCATATGTTTAAGATCTGATTGGGATTTTGGAGAATACCTTTTTGGTTTTGAGGAAGATGATAGATTGGCAAATGGAATATTAAGAATGCCTAAAAACTCTAATCTAATAAATTATTTAATTAAAAATTCTACCAAATATGATAAAGATAAGATAGTATGGTCAGAGATAGGTCCACTGCTTGTAACAAAAGGTGCAAACGAATTCAACGTGTTGCAATATGCACAGCCACCAGAAGTATTTTATCCAATACATTTTTGGCAATGGAAAAAGATTTGGTCTAAACAACATAAACAAGAGGTCCTGGATAAATGTAAAAACAGCCATACATTGCAGATATGGAATCAGTTTTTAAATAGAGAGGGCATAGACAAAAATGACCTTCCTAAAGGATCTGCAATACACCATCTATACAATAAGTATCTTTAAACATAACCAGTCATATCTTCTTTTTCAACATTCTGCACGGTAGACCTTGTTCTGTATATATGGCAAATATTTTGTGTGCCCAACTTTAAAGCATAAACATTTAATTTGTCATGATAATATAAGTAATGATCTATTGGTCTACTTACTGGCTTCCGAACATCTCTAATCATTTTTTCAGCACCAGTTTTACTTACTACATAACACAAACAAGACCATGATTGGTAAACTCTGCAAATATTTTCTTTTCCTACCATCAGATCTTTAAAGTTTTGTTTATATCTTACATTTCCAGTTTCTGGTATATAAACTGTAAACACGTCCCAATCTACAGGCAACTCATCAATATATTTGTAAATCATTTCATTGAACTTGCCTGATAGTTGTATGTCATCTTCCATAAGCATAAGGCAATCATTATCAGATTTAGAAAAATTAACCCAGGCACTATAATTACTTGCCCATATGCCCAATTCTCCAGGCTTCCAGCCATTTCCCTGATACCCTTTTGGATCAATTTTAATTTTAGAGTTTTTATAAAAAGAAGATATGTCTTCTTTATTTTTCATAATTATTGTTGGAGTGTCTATTTCTTTAAAGTCTTGTACCAACTGTTTCTTTGCACGTTTAACTAATTTTTTTCTTGTTTCAATTTTTTCATTATTTTCATCATGAAATATCTTAAAACATATTTTTGGCTTGTTGACCTTGTGTTTTAGTTCACCCTGTATTTGAAAAAACTGTTCTTTTGAATACAGTTTTGCATTTTTTTTCCACCACTCATAAATAAAATTTCTTGATCTGTTATGAAAATCAGAATGATCTTGATTTATAGAACCCTTTTGGTCAAAAATATGAGTAAAGAGTGGCATTGAGTAAGCGTTTCCTAGATTGTATAAAACAACATCAGCAGCCTGATTTCTGAAACCAAAACTATCTAACTTGAATTTATTACCAACAACATGCTTTTGCACAAGCATTTCTGCATATTTTCTTTTTATTAAATAACAGGCTGTTGACCATGAGTAGGTCGCCCTATTCCTTCTATCAAAACTTTCCTTTTTGTGCATATTAAATTTTATTGGTTCATTCTTTATCATAACAAACTGTACTATGTCGGCATCTTTTGGTATGTTCTTTAATACATAATCCCAATCCCACCGCCAATAATCCACGGTATCAAAACTAAAATCATCTTCCATAATTATTGCATATTCGCTATTAGAAGTTTCTAGCCAATGTCTTAATGCTTTAATGTGTGATGTTATGCAACCAATTTCTGATGGTTTTAAGTTTGGATACTTGCCATCAATAATGCTTGATAAGTCATTGTTTCTGCCATCTATAGCCTCAATAACAGTATAATCTTTTATCCTGTATTGTTTAAATTGTTTTTGGGCGCTCTTTAATCTATGAACCTGATCTTTAAGATTAATTAAATAGACAGGTCCAAAGTTTTTTAATTTATTCATTTTTTGTTATCCACACCTGTTGATCTCTTGCTAATATGGTTAGTTGATTTGCATATTCATTTAAAAATTTATCGATTCCAAGTTTTGGTTCAAGTGTAGGATTTTTTGAATCATGATGCCACCTATAGTCATCAAAAGCCATTAATCCATATTTTTTTAAACACTTCCATCCAAACACGGCATCTTTATACACTTCTTCGGCACGATGATCTCCATCTATATAAATAAAATCGTAATGTTCAGGTTTTGCATTTTGTAAAAAATCAGAAGAATATCCTTTTATTTTACATACATTGCTGTATTTTGATATTCTAGAATCATAAAATCTTTCTAGTTCAGCCCAATCAAAATCTTTGTGAGCCCCCTCTTCTGATCCACACCATGTATCAACATCCGTAAGCCATGAACTGGGATCTGTGATAATATTATCCATTAGCCATTCTGTTGCATCACCTGTATAAACTCCTATTTGCAAAAAATCTATGTTTGGCTTATTTGCAAATTTATCTGGAAGAAATAAATTAAAATACTTTATTGCACTTAATTTAAACCAATTTGGATACCCCATACAATATATTATACCCTAAGTTCTGATATAATAAATTGTGCAACTAAAAACATTGATTTCTCAAAAACAACTTGACAATGCCAGGTTATATTCTAGCAAATTTGAATTTATAAAACATTTGCCTCAAAATGGTAACATTTTAGAAATAGGGACTCTTGCTGGAGACTATGCAGAACAATTATTACAAACTAATCCATTAAGCATAGATCTTGTTGATTTGTTTAAGGCTAATGACTGGAGAGATCTTAATAGGTTTAATAAAGATCAGCATTACGATTTTGTTAAGAATAGATTTAAAAACAATCCAGAGATTTCTCTTTGTGTGGGGTACAGCCATGAAGTGTTGCCAACCCTAAATAAAAAATATGATTACATATATATTGATGCCAACCATGACTATGAGCATGCGTCTAGAGACCTTGAACTTTCATTGCCCCTGCTGGCTGATGGAGGCATTATAGGCTTTAATGACTATATATACGATGATGCAGATTATATAGTTTATGGCGTAATTGAAACGGTATGTGAATTTTTAGATAAAAACCAAGATTGGGAAGTAATAGGTTTTGCATTACAGGAAAGAATGTATGCAGATATCTATATCAAGAAAAAATAATTATGGATTTTGTATATATATGTCGTAATGGCGAAAATGAAGAACTTAGATACTCAATAAGGTCTGTTCTGCATTTTTATCCAAATGCCTCTATACATATTTTTGGCGGTAAACCAAGATGGTATTCTGGCAAATACACAGAAGTAAAAGACTATGGCAACAAGTTTAACAATATAAACGAATGCTATAGAGAAATATGCAATTCGGATTTGGAAGACTTTATACTAATGAATGATGATTTTTACATTATTAATAAGCCAGATAGTTTTACTTATTACTACGATGGCTTGCTTGATGAAAAGATCCAGGGTCACATTGAGCGTCAGGGCTTGTCAAAATATGCAAGGGTGCTTTCTGATGCCAATAGACAACTAAAAAAAATAGGCATTTCTAATCCATTAAACTATGATGTTCATACTCCAATGAGGTTTAACAGAAAAAAACTATCTGATGTTTTTGATTTTTCTTGTGCACCAAGATCTATGTATGGCAATATTTACGGGGTAGGTGGAGAAAAAATAACAGATATCAAGATATATAAACATACAGATAACATTTATATAAATGGGTATTTTTTGTCTAGTGAGGACAGTTCATTTAATAAAATACTTGATTTGCTTAAAAACAAATTCCCAGAACCCAGTTATTTAGAATCTTCTTTGACTGCTTCAAGTATTTGACCAACATATTTTTCGTAATCTAAATCAATAATTAAATTACCATCAATAAGTTTATGTATTTTTATTTCTTTGCCTATTTCAAATAAAATAGATCTAATGTTATCTTCAAGTGACATTACTTTCTACCCCACTGTATTTTATTCCAGCCACGCTCATGGAAATAATAAAGAATTGTTTTTGTAAATACCTCAAAACTTGCTATTGCTCCTGCCTTAATTGGTTCTTTGGTTATGAGTAGGGCAATAACAAAAGTGTCTGCTGTTCCAATTACACGCCATGTAACAGCCTTTAGTGCTGATCTTTGTTTACTTACGTTCATTTTTATCCTTAAAATATAATCGCTCTTCTGCCTCATTTATTTTGCGACCAGCATCTTCCATTTGCTTAAAGACCCATTTGCTTGCGTTTTTCAGTAGCCGAAATAGCATGAATGTCTGCCCCCAAATCTACCTGCTCAATTTTATATCCTACATCACGACCATAAACAATGTTAGTAATGTTGGGTAGTCTTAATACCATTGCACCATTCATAAATTCATCTTTTGCAATATACTCCTTTACCTGATCAAAGGTAAGTGGATCTTTCTCGCTTGTATTATAGGTATTACGGACTCCAAGTAGGACTTGATCTGTTCTCTTTCCCGCTTCTTTGTAAAGGGCGTGGTGTCCTTCATGCCACGGCTGATATCTACCCAGCATAAGAGTTGTAGGTGCAGACCAATCGTGAAGTCCAAAGTGCTCAATAATCTCTGTTGCTTTTTCATTTGCATTCTTTGTATGATCAAGAAAAGACATATCAAAATTGCTAGGAACCTCAAACATTTTATTTGTATCTTCAAATCTACCTTCTTCAATTGTTTCCATGTAGATTAAAATTTCTGGCTTACCAAATGCTGCACGAGTTAATTCTGTTGGACATACAAAGTCAACAATTACTGGAGCAACACCCTGTTTTGCAATTAGTCTTGCCATTTCACCCATGCGTCTTGCTTGTTCAATTCTATCTTCATGGCTAAAGCCAAGGTCAGAGTTTACTGTTGCTCTAACTTCATCAGCATTAAGATGAATAGCATTTATTCGTTCTTTTAATGCTTTTGCTAATTCAGTTTTGCCAGATCCAGGCAAACCTATAATTTGTATAATCATTTATTCTCCCTAAACAATAATTGTATCATTAAAACAATACAATAAAAATATTTTAAATAAACTGTTTAATCTTTCTGCTCCCAATAGGATTAATTGTAACTCTACAATTTTGTATCCAATGGTCTGCTCTGTCTTTTTTATGTACTGCCATAAAAACTGGATCGTAGCCGTATAGGGGCAGTTCTCCATTGGGTATGGTGTAATGAGACCCAAACAGTTCAAAAGCCTCCCAACCAGCCTTTAAAGCCAACTCTCCCTGCATAACCGCCTCTACGTTGTCCTTATCAAGTGCGTTTCCAAAATTATTGCCAAATACTGCTATTTTCTTTAGTTCTGGATCATTTATTTTTCTTGCAACGGTAGATGCACGTGGGCATCCACCTTTAAATAATTCTTTAAGATCAGAAACAAAAGAAATAGTTTCTGGATGTGTTGCTATTTTTTCTTGAAATCTTTTTGAAGTTCCAGACCATTGCTGAAATGCTTGTGGGCTTATTCCATCTTTGTGAGAAACAAAACCAACATCAATTCCATCAATATCTGTAAAACAAAAATCTGCTTTAGATTTATCGCCTAAAACTTTAACTGTTTTTACATTGTATATGTTATTAATAATTTTTATTGGCAGGTAATCTTTTTGTGTTTTTTCTTTTATTGTGTCCATCATAAGTGCAAGATTAAACACCTGCTCATCCTGTTTAGCCGTTGAGTGCTGGTTTCTGCTTGCAAACTCAGAGTCTTTGTATAAACCGTTTAGCCTAACTACCTCACCATCAGCGGTAGGAAGCACTATGGAGTTATTAATTTTATATTTGTTTAGATCCTTAATGTCTGCAATATTTTCTAAAATGTTTGGGTGAAGTATAACTAACTTATCACTGTTTATAACATAAAACCCTTGACCAATTGAAATGCGTTTTGCAAATATGTAAAAATTATTACGTTTTTGCAATTCTTTTAAAGATAGTTTTGCCATGTGGAACAGGTAGGACTCGAACCTACGATCACCGAATTATGAGTTCGGAGCCTTAACCAACTTGGCTACTGTTCCCTAATCTTGTTTCGGATTAACTGTTTGTTTTTTCTACTTTAATTCTTTTACCACATGACTCACAGTCAGTATACGTATAACCTGTAAATGGGCACGAAGAACTAATAAAATTATAATGTTTGCAAAATATTTTGTTGATAATTTTTTTTATCATTTGCAAAGACTAACTGTAAAAAAGTATCTAGTGCCAGAAGTAACCTTATTTACACCATGAAGATACCAGGACGGGCAATAAACCATGTCTCCCTGCTTTGCCTTAATATAGTGTTTTTCTCCATCATCTGTTGTATATGTTAATTCTCCACCATCATAGTCATCATTTAAATACATAAGGGCTCCCATTTCTTCCCCTGGATCTGAATCTTTATGATCATTCATACCAACACCAGTTTCATATTTTGTTGCAATATAACCATTAAACTTATTAAAACCATCATTTAGTGTTTCAATGGTTTTATTCATATATTTTTCTACAAATTTTTTAAAAACTGGATCTTCTTTATTCATAATACCAATTCTTCCATCATCTCTTTTTACAACATTTCCAGTCAATATCAAATATTCAAGACGTTCTATCATCTCTTTGCAGTCTTGTAGTTCTACAAAATTATTTATAATTTGTGCTTTCATGGTATATCCTATCTATTTATAAGTCTTCTTCATCAAACTGCATTTCATATGTTGTGCCATATTTTTCATAAATATGCCAAAGGTTATCCCAAATAAAACCATCTACCTTTTGTCCAAAAGAAGAATCTATCCCATCTTCTTCTCTATTAAACATACGCACCATAGCATTTGATGCAAAGTGCCCTGCTAAATTTGCTATCCACCGAAGTGGAGGACGAGAGTTATCAATACGCCTCGTCTTCCACTCTTCGATGAAGTCATCTTCGTGACGCATGTTTTATTTCCACGGATTGTCAGTGGATACTGTAGCCATTGCTGCAGTGCTATTCTTTAATAAACTATAGGATGTTACTCCAATAGAATCCCCACGCACTTCATATGAAGTTCTTGCAGTTCCTTCTTTATCAGTCCAATTTTCTTGATAGATTGTTCCTCTTACCATTACTTCTTGACCCTTTTTAACAGTATTAAATGCTTGTTCTGCAGACTTATTCCATAGTTTTACTGTCCACCATGAAGTGTCTTTGTCTTCCCATTCACCTGCTTGATTTTTTACACGATCACTAGTAACAATGCGAAGTCTAACTCCCTTATCACCAATTTTTTCTGGCTCTGTGCCAAGACGACCTACCAATGTAATATCTGGATTCATTTGCTCTCTCTTTTCTCTATTAGTTACGCATTTCCAGAATGCAATATCAGTTTACCACATACGGGCGGTACTTGTCAAGAAGCAATAACTCCAAGCAAGAACCCAATAATGAAGGTAGCAAGTATTAATGTTCCAATGTATTTTCTTTCTACATATTGTTTAATAATATCATTAACTATATCTTCAGGAACTTCTTCCCATTTGTTATCTTTATTTTTTGTATAATATTTTTGTTTTTTCATTACCTACCTCTTGCTATTTCAGCAGCAAGGATACGCATACCAACAGCATTTAGTTGATTATTGTCTTCACCAAGTGGTATAGCCTCAATAGCCTTGGCAATCTCTTCTCTTAACATCATTTCATCTAAACTCATTTATGCTCCTTCATATGTCTATTTAGGGTATCGTGTGCAAATATGCCCCATCTTACTTCAATTTCTTTTGAACAGATGTGACAAATAGCAATCTTGCCTTTATCCATCTCGCCTTTCTAATATTAACTTATCATGCCACCTGACATGATCTGACTGCTTATGAGGCGGTATAACACAAAAACAAGTAGTACACAATATTAAATCATGCCCACCCTTAAATACCTCAAAAGATATTTCAGCCATAATTTATTATATCCTAAAAACTATTTCTTGTCAATTCTTTGTTTAGTTTCAAGTTTATCCCAATGACCTGCAGCATTACCCTGATATATTTGTCCAGTTTCTCTGTCTACAAGTAACCATTTTGTCGGAGATAATGTTTGTACAACTAAGACTACTTCGCTTAAGGTTTCGGGGAATTCAAAAGACTCTCTCATAATCACTCCTTAAAATTTCTAATAGTGCTCCATAAAATAATCAAAAGTATTCCTGTAAACACTAGCCCCATGCCATAAAACCAAATAGACATTAGCATGTGAAACCAGTCATTAAATACCATTGTCCTCCATATACTTTAATCTTTCCATAATGACATCAGTATCTGGATCAGCCAAGAACTGATCAAGAGCCTCTTTAACTGCTGGGCGCATTTTATCAACTACAGGTCCGCTTTCATTTTCCATGTTCGTAATGTCATAATGATAAGCATCTGAGTCTTCTGTAACCCACTTGGCAGCATCCTCTACATCCCATTTGCGGGTATTAATAAGACGATGTATAACAGGTTTACCAGGCTTAGTAGTAAAGGAAGGCTCTAATGCAAAGATGCGGTTGTTAGGTTGAATAGCAAAGTTGCCATCATCACGCTCAATAACATGACCACACTTATGCTGACCAGGATTTTCAGAGTAGCCATCATCAAGACTGTTTGCATCTCCGCTATACCAATCTAAAGTAAATAAATATTTACCAGATATCTTAGTCTTAGTTCTGTCCATATAAAACATGCGAAGGTTTGCAAGGTTTGAGAATTTTGTGACGGTAACAAAAGGACTAAACGAATTCCATAATACTAAATTATGTATATCTTCTTCCTTAACACCAGGCTTGGTACAGAAAGCGTTGATAGGCATTCTCCACCAGATACCACCATCTTCCATCATAAAATGAAATAATGGGCTACGGTTTGGCACACTGGATACGCCAAAGATCACACATGGAAAGTATTGATCGTGGCTATCTTTTTGATCACGCAAAAAATTACCACGGACATAGCATTCAATCGGCGGTATATTGGCATTTAATTCAGGCATACTACATTATCTCACACTTCGGCGGTACATCAAGAAGAACTTAATTCCCCTATTAACCTTGCTGATATATGACTAGCCTCATCTATATCATGAAAAGAGCCTGATAATAATAATTCGTTAATTTTGACAAGTTCTGATTTGATGTATTCGTTAGTTAGTTCCATACTGCAAGTATCTCATATCGCATCAAGTTTGTCAATAATAGAAAGGGGGCAGTTTAGTGCTCATACCCAGGAGCGCATCCCCAGAAAGGTAGGGACGACTTCATCGCCAGAAAGGGTGCGATGAGAAGGGTTTCTAAGCCCTTCTAGATATAATTATAGCCTAATCTAATAACAGTGTCAACTGGGCATTTAAAGTTCGGCGCAAAATAGAACACAAAACCACCCTATGCCCTAAAAGGGCTATATGGTTGAGGTATCTATTCCTACTCATTTTCTACAGCCTTTTCCCATCCGCATCTATTACAATAATAAATAACAGAGTTATCTGTTTGCCTAGTGTAAAATCCGTGTAAATGCATTAGAATATTATAATTGCATTTTAGCGGGGTATACAGAAAATGCTATAATAAACTATGCTAACTTCCTGTATAAAATGTAATACTAAGTTAATACCTATAGTCTATGACAGGCTAGATCCTGAAACGCTAGATTTGCAAGATAAGGGCATATTGCTTATTAGCCTGGATAAAAATAGATCTGCTAATTCATTTTGCCCATTATGCGAAGAAGCATATGGGGATTATACTCTTGCCCCTGATTATTCCTCAAATGAGGATTGAGTTTCCAATAATTTATTAATATCTTTTTTATCTTCGTGTGTTTCACAGACAGAATATAGTTTTTCTTGAATAGATTTAATACCTGTGGACTTACCGCCACAAAAATAACACTTGGACATAAAATCTAAATTGGCTTGGCGCATTTTGTCCAGAGCCTCAATAAGGGCTACATCTTTAAACCATTTAGTATTTTGGCTAGGCATATATAGATTATATCAGACAGAGTGTTTCCAGGAGATGCCAGTTGTTTGTGGAATAATCTCATAATCTTCTTTGAAAAAATCTAATATACATTTTATTGTTTTATCAGATAATGTAACATTTTCTGGCTTTTTGCTTTTATTTTCATGTTTTAATTCTGCTTCAAAAATACCAGTTTTTTGTTGAATAGTTGCCCAATCATTTGATAGGTTAGAAAGATCAAAAATTTCAACAGATTTTTCTAGTCTTTCATATTGGGTTTTCATCTTATGATGTCCATTTCCTAACAGGATAGATTGAATAAAACCATCTATACCATTTTCATAATGCCAAGACCTAAAATAATCTATCATATATGGCATTTCTTTTGCCCATATTTTTACAACAGGGTGTCTTGGTTTATTCATAAAAAAATCTACTATTGTTTCTTTATCTATACTATTTATAAATCTAGCAAGAATAGTCTCAGAGTAGTAATATAGAGATATCATTAAATCGTGGGGATCTCTTACAGTAGCAAATTTATACATATTGTCCCATTGATCACCTAAAAATTCTTTTGCTTCTTGTGATGATGAATGCTTATATATTAAATTTTTTTCTCCATATTTCATTTTAAGAGTATCTTCTAGTGCTTCTCCATTTGGAGTACTTCCTACGACCATATCTATTTTTTTATCATCAGAGGATAGGAAAGGTTCTAATGCAAACTCTACGGATGTACCGCCTGTTTTTTCTAAATGAATATATACAAAGTTTTTAGAATAACTGATAATCATCTACTCCCCTTATCCATGAGTATACCAGGTTGGAGGTTGTTTTTCCAACTCCTCAACAATGCGGATTGCAATATCGTGAGATTCTTTTTCTTTATGTTTGGTTTTGAGATAGGGATGGATCAGTTTGGCTATGCGGTCTATCAGGTCCTGATCCATACTCAAATAATATTATAGCATGGATAAAAAAAGTCCATGAAACTGGAAAATTTTTAGACCCTTCGTAATGTTATTTTTATAAATACCCCCAGTTATCCACAGGTTTATCCACAGAAAAATATTACTGTGTATAAATATAATATTATTGGTGGAGGGAAGTGGAGGATAGTGGGGAATGGAGCATCTATTACTAGGGGGTTCGTAATCCCCAAACCACTATATCTAGTATCAAACCTTTTTTCTGGATTATATCCCATATAAAACCATATGTCAAGTATCTAATATGTCCACAATATGGGCAATATTGTCTCAATATTTGATATATAAAACATATTATTTTTGCCCAAAAACTGTGGAAAATATAACAAAAAGTTATAAAAAATATATAAAACATATTCATTTTATTTAAAAAATCCAGGAAAAAATTTGGTGTCTTCGTAATACTATATATAGGGTTTGATAGTGTGGATCTTTTTTATCCCCCGTAATTTTAGGGGGCTTGACAAGCGGATCGTAATGTGGTATAGTGCGCCGCCCCGCTGCGGCGGTAAAGTCGGGGGAATTAAAAAAACATATCCATATACCTAGTATACATAACACATACATGATATTACAAATTAGGATATATTGGATATAAGGTTTGATATTTTTCTATGAATCTGGAAAATATTTTATCTATCGTAATGCTATGAATCTGGAAAAATTTTTGAAGGATCGTAATAAGGTATATAGGGTTTGAGATATGTCCAATTTGTGTAGATATACCCCGAGGGCGCAGCCCCCCTACTAATTATTTCTTTTCTGCGAGGTCAAACATTTCATCTAGGCTACTAAAACCAGTATCTTCCAAACCTAAAGATGTCACAAATATTTCCCAAGATTCTAAGATATATTTATTTCCGTCCTCAGATACTTCTGCTAGACCTTCTCTCTGGAAATAAGCAAGGGGTAGCCCTATATCATTAAAATCTATAAAGTCTGCAAACTTTGGGTCGCCCTTGTAATTTTCAAACAAAGTTCCTAGTATTATGCATATGTTAGAAAAGTTTGTCACTATATTCTCCGTATCTGTTTAGTTCTACTACTTCTTTATTATACTGCGCTGATTCCAAAACTTCAAGTGCTCTAGCATACCATAAATAAGAGCAGGAGAAAGCCAAGTGATAGCCAATTCTATCTAAGTCAAGGGTAAGGTCACTAAGAAGATTAGCAATCTTTCTTGCTACCTTTTCCTCATTGGTAATTACCTCAGCCTTTTTTATTCTATACATAGTGTCCTTTCATTGTATCAAATATGTTGGGGGAGCGCAAGTCAGCACACCTGCGCTCCGCCCTTGTGTAAGGTGGGAGGACCCCTCGTCCCACCATTTACGGGCTGTTCACCAGGCAGCCCCTCAGCAAAGACTATTTAACTAGTTGTACAGAGTGATAGGCAATAAAGTCAAGAATGGAATGCCAGTCTTCCCCACTGCCTACGGTCATATCTGTAAAGTCAATTGTGATTGGGTGGTCTAAGAATCCTTGGTCTGAGGGGTCCATGGCGGTAATGCCATAACCTGTCTCATCCAAAATAGAATCTTTAATAATATAACTAATAGCCATACGAGTCGAATATGCGATATCTCCCATGTGTATACGTGGCAGCGCATGGTCTAGGGCTGCAGCAAGCAGCGGGTACATATGGTCTTCATCCCAGTGACTGTATAGTGCAACAGCATGGTCCTCTGATTGTTTAAATACAAAGTTACATCTTGCTCCCACTATTCATCATCTCCTACAAAATCAATAATGACTCGCTCTACTCTACCCTCGTCATTGATTTCAGCATAGACAGGATAGTATCCGTCTCCATAGCCTGTAGAGAAAGCAACGGCAGAACCATTTCCTAATTCTCCGTAACCTTGTTTAAGGGTAACTCCACATGCCCCAAGATAACTGTACTCGCCTGCCTTCGTAACATGGTCCTCAAAGTTATCTACCTCTGAGTTCCATGGTTCCCATTCATCTAGATAGCAAGGGTCGCCAACCATGGCTTGCCCACTATCTACAGAGAAGTGCCCTATTAGTGTTAAGTCTTTAGTTTTCATTTCTTTCCTTTCTTTGGTGGTTTGTATTAATAATATCAAATTCCAGAGGTATTGTCAACTGGATCCATTCATTCATTGGCTGCCTCCTTGGCTGCAATGGCAAACGACAGGTCATAGGTTAGTGCATAAATATCTCCTAAAGAATCTAAGACACCTTCCCAATACCTCCGCTGCATAGAATCCATGGCTTCGCCTGATTCATCCTCTACCCGCTGTGCCTCTGTGAGTTCTTGTTCAGCCTCTAGCATTAAAACTTTGAGGTGCCCATGGATAATATCTAAACCAGAACTACCCATGTCTACTTGTTTCTGCAGATATTCTTCCATTAGAGCATTTCCTCCATAACTTGCAAAAGATGACGGGCAGAAAGAATCTGTCCTGCCATATGATTATATTCAAAATCTAACTCATCCCAATCTTTAGAGTTCATATCTAATGCTTCCATTTCAGTAGATATTTGTTCCAAATCCTGTTCTAAACTAATAACATGTAGTTTGGTATATTCTATTAGTTTAACTTTTCTATTGATGTATTCTGATTCCATTTCATACCTTTCTGTATTCTGGAATGTTATCTAAGTATATCTTGTGTTCCTCACATTCCGCAACTTGGTCAAGGTCTGCTTCGCCCATATAGTTACACTCTGAACAAATCTGACCACAATCATTGTCGCAGTATTCAAGGGTATCTAATGAATCACAATCCATACATTTAGTCTCATACTCTTCACTATTAGTAATAAAACCATTTTTGAATTCTGTTTCTCCACCCCAACCTGTTTCTTCTTGATAGTATAGATTAAAATCTAAGTCAGGATACTGTTCAGACAGTTTGATAATAGCAGGCACTGGTGGAGACCAAGCGGTATTAAAACGGTATAAAAGAGAATCCTCTGATTCTTCCATTAACTCAGTCTCAGGATACTCCTCACCATGTCTAATTGCTACATCCCATTTGGTTCCCCAGTTTCTTACATTCCAGTCATACCAATGGTTGCCTTTGAACATAAGAGATTCTTCTAAT